CAGATCGCCGAGCTTCGTGACCTCATCGCCCAGGGGCAGAACGACCCGGACACCTACGAGGGTCCGGAGCCCGCCCCCGTCGAGATCATGGAGGAGGCCGAGGAGTACGCCGAGGACGGCGTCGAGGCCATGCTCCAGGAGATGCTGGCCGAGGAAGAGGCGGTCGTCGAGGAGGCCGAGGTCGACACCGAGGCCGAGGCCATGCTCGCCCGGATGCTCGCCGAGGAAGAGGCGGTCGTCGAGGAGGCCGAGGTCGACACCGAGGCCGAGGCCATGCTCGCCGAGATGGTCAAGGAGATGGACGCCGAGGCGGAGGTCGTCGAGCCCGAGCCCGCTCCCGAGACCGCTGGCTGCGGTCAGCCGATGGCGACCGAGGACCCGGTCCTCGGTGAGGACCCGATGGGCCTCATGGATGTCGCCATGGACGACGGGGACACCGACCTGATGTCGCTGTACGCCAAGGAGGAGGGCGACGACAAGGACGAGTCCGCGGAGGAGAAGGAAGAGGACGAGGAAGACGCCGAGGCCGAGGCCGCCGAGACCGTCCAGGAGGAGGTCGAGGAGGAGGCCAAGGAGAAGGCCGAGAAGAAGGCTTCCCGTCAGCGTCCGCAGGCTCGCAAGCCCTCCAGCGGCGTGAAGTCCCTCGGTGGCCTGTCCAAGCAGGCTTCCGGTGGCGGCGAGCTTGGCGAACTTTCCAAGCTCTGGGATTCCGCTCCCGACGTCTCCAGCGCCTTCGAGTAGACCACTACCCACCGCCCGTCGGGGGGTTCCCCACCCCCCGACGGGGCCGGTCACATCAAAAACTCCCCCGAGTTCCAAAAAACAGCCCTGTTTCTTCAATAGTTTCTAAATAAATCGCCCAAGTAGGTAGAAGGCCCTTCCCTACGGTGGGTTTGGGCAAAGTTTCACCACGCCCCTGTAACAGGGAGCAAGGCAAGGAGAACGGATATGCCTCTGCTTGGACAGGCGAGTGGTGGGTGGACCGAGAGTAGCTCGGCTCTGCGGATCCTTCACGCTGGTGTTCGGAACACCGTCGGCGTGTTGACCGCGGACAGCTTCACTCAGACGAACCCCCCCATCGTCACCGTCGCGGCGACCGTCAGCGACCAGGTGGATACCACCGTGAATGGTGTCCTCTCTGGCTCGGTCGCCTTCACCCGCCCCGATGAGGGCCCGAACTTCATCGGCGGCAACATCGAGACCGGGCTGACCGCCCTCCAGGAGTTCCTGATCAAGCCCCTCGGGTGCTTCATCAACGACGCCGTCGGGAACGCCTACGAGAACACACCCGGTCCGGCTTCCGGCAAGGGCCCGTACATGAGCAGCCAGGGGACCTACGGGAACCAACTGTTCGAGACGCAGGCTCTCGCCGCCGTCGGCGCCTACGCCCAGGGAGCGGACCTCGTGTACGCCACGGGCATGGGCCTCATCGCGAGCCGCAACGGCTACCTCATGCCCAACCTCGACAGCGCTGGCGCCAGCTTCGACGCCCAGACGACCGCTGCCGAGTCCGAGCACGCGGCGGCCAACGACTCCTCAACCCTTCTGGCGATCTTGAAGATGCCGGCCGACGCCGTGCAGAACGAGATCGTCTACGACCAGCGCGTGTAGGGGGAGGTGAGTCATGAGTAACGTCTCCAACGCCGTGAAGCAGAAGATCATCTCCGACTACATCAAGACCCCCCAGGGTCGCGCCAAGCTGGCTGCGTCGATGACCCAGCCGCTGCGTACCCGTCGGGACTACTCCAGCGTCGGTCGCAAGACCTTCCTGGTCGAACAACTGCCCGATGGGGCCTTGCCCATCTATGATAAAGATCCCGATGTGACAGCCTTCGTGGTCGGTGAGGAAGGGGAGAACATCCTCGCCGTCACCAAGCCGCGTCGCGTGATCTTCCCGTTGTTCGAGATCGCGTCCAACCCGGAGATCCCCCTCACCCAGATCAAGGAGCGCCGCTTCGACCTCATCGAGCGCAGCCAGGACCTGGCCCGAGCCCAGATCCAGGCCGCCGAGGACGAGCGTGTCTTCGCGATCCTGGACTCGATCGCCACCGCCGGCTTCGACTCGATCCCCGCCGGCACGAACCCGGATCTGCCGGTCGTCGCCCCGATCAGCGGTGCCGCCCTCGCGGATGGCTTCGCCCTGGTGGAGCGCCACGACCTGCGTGTCGCCCGTGTATTCATGAATGCACGGGACTACGCCGACATCCGCAAGTTCGGCAGGGACATCCTCGACATCGAGAGCCAGGCCACGCTGCTGAAGACTGGTCTCCAGGCGACCCTGTGGGGCGCCCAGATCATCACCAGCCGCCTGGTCCCGGTCGGCACGGTCTACATCTGCGCCGAGCCCGAAATGTTCGGGCGGATTCCCGTTCGCACAGAACTCACCGTCCTCTCCGCCGACGACCCCAAGGCGAGGACGATCGGCTTCTCGTGCTTCGAGAACCTCGGCATCGGCGCCTACAACCCGCGTGGCCTGGAGCGCCTGACCGTCACCCGCTAGGGTTGACGGCCAAGTACCCGGTATCACGCCGCTTTTGAGCTACCTCATCGCCCCCGTCGGGTGACCTCGACGGGGGCGATGTGCGTTCTCTGGGCCCCCAAGAGCCAAGGTATTCAAAAAAGCAGAATCCGGTCATCCGAGCTTCGGGTACGACGGATTCATGTATCTACCGAATCAACTGAATGGAATACTTCGCGTCGGTATAGTGTAGTACCTATAGGACACTTGCGAGGTTTCCATGAACGTCAACACGTCCGAGAACTACGGCCGCTTCAAGGCCGTCATGACCCCGGAGAAGCTCCGGTCTCTCTATCGTCGGCTCACGGATGAGGAGATCGGGGATGAGTACGGGGTGACCGGCCTGACGGTCAGCCAGTACCGCCGGAAGTGGGGTATCAAGACCATCACGGGCCGTCAGCGTCGTGACCTCCTCCGAAAGCAGCGGGAGTTGCCCACGCTCGATGACCTGACCCCTGTCCGGTTGAAGATGTTGTACGAGCGCATGGGTGATCGACAGATCGCCAAGATGCACGGGGTGACAAAGCCCACCATCAAGAGGCTCCGCGAGAAGTGGGGCATTGCCTCTATCTCGAAGTCCGAGCGGGCCACCTCGCGTGAGGGCCTGACCGAGGAGCAGATGGAGACGATCCTTGGGGTGATGCTAGGGGACGGTCATCTGCTGGAGCGTGGGGTATTCTCGTTGAACCACTCCCACGCGCAGTTCGGGTACATCCAACACCTTCACCGCATCCTGTCTCCCATCGCACGCCCTCTCCGCTTCGAGGAGCGGACGATGGACAGTGGGACCGTGGCCTACGTGTTTAGCTTCCGCACCGTGCAGCACGTCTGGTTGAAGTGGCTCCGTGACGAGGTGTTCTACCCCGAGGGGGTTCGCATCTTCCCGGAGGGTGTGCTTCGAGACCTGTCCCCTCGATCTCTGGCCTACTGGTACTTCGATGACGGCCATCTCGATTCGGGGTTGCCCTCGTTCGCCTTGGGGGACGTCACGGACGAGATGGCGGAGGACGTCGTGCGGTGGACGGGTGAGCGGTTCAAGCTGGAGACCTACCTACGGCCCCAGAGCACCGACACCTGTAAGCAGATGGGCATCCGAGCTTCGAGCACAGATCGTTTCTTCAAGCACATCGTTCCCTTCCTGGTGCCAGCCCTTTGCCACAAGGTGCCCCCTGCCTACTGGCCCTCGGGTATCGCCCCGGACCGGCCGGTGCTTACTCGGGAGCCGACGCCCTTACCGAAGGAGATGATCGCGCGTGCGCGTGCGTGGGAGACCTTGGAGGCTGACGAGCAGGAGGCGGTGGTGGAGGAGTTCGTGGCCTTCTGGCGGGAGGTTGGGTTCCCCTACCCCAACGCTCGTGTCGAGGAACTGGATATCTTGCATCACCTGGCGGCGGACCAGGTTCTTCGGGATGGTGGCTTGAAGGGGTTGGGGGTGGGGCAGAGCATCTGTCACGAGATGATGCCGCACATCTGGGATACGCAGGTTCACGGCGGGAAGTACACGGCGAGGGGGGTCTTCGAGGACGACGAGGCATTTCGCCGGACGATCCGGATGGTCTTGTCGATGGGGGACGTGCCGCACCCGAGTCGGGTCCGGTCGGCGGTGCGGTTGTTCCGTTCCTCGGGCGTCTACAACTTCCGCCCGTCGGCGTCGAAGGTGTTGGTGGACCGCTACTGCCCGGAGGGGGGCACGGTGTTCGACCCTTGTGGGGGTTGGGGCGGTCGGATGCTGGGGGCGTTGATGGCAACATCGGTGCCTCGATACATCGCGTGTGAGCCTCAGCCGCAGACGCAGGAGGGGTTGTTGAAGCTCCGGGATTGGGTGGCGGAGTACATCCCTGGGGTGGCTGGTCGGGCAGAGGTTCATCGGGTGCCGGCGGAGGATTTCGAGTTCCCCGAGGGTGTAGACGTGGTGATGACGTCGCCGCCGTATTGGTGCAAGGAACGCTATGGGGAGGGGGAGGGCTTGGCGGGGAACCGCTACCCGACCTACGAGGCGTGGTTGCTGGGTTTCTGGGAGCCGGTGATGCGGAAGGCCGTTGAGGCGTTGTTGCCTGGTGGTTGGCTTGTCCTCAACGTCGATGACGTGATTATCGACAGGACCTTCTACCCGTTGTGTGAGGACACCTTGGAGATCGCTCGGGGCTTGGGGTTGGGGGAGCCTTCCGAGCGTTTCCGTTACGAGGCCGGGCGTCCTGGGAAGCAGGACAACCATGAGTGGGTGTTTTGTTGGGCGAAGGGGCCGATGGGGCGTCTCCAGCCGGTGATTCCTTCGTTGACCATGGAGCGTTGTGGGACGTGTGGTCGGCCGGTGAGGGTGGGTGAGGAGAGTTGTCCTCGGTGTGCGAAGGTGGCCGAGGCGACGGTGGAGTGTAAGGAGTGCGGCACACGGTTCGTTCCGAAGCGGAGGACGGCCCGCTTCTGCACCGAGGCTTGTGGGGCCCGCTTCCGTCGGCGCGAGAAGCGCAAGGCGAACCCTCCGAAGAAGGTTCGAGAGTTCAAGTGCGTGGGTTGTGGGGAGATGTTCGAGACAGCGAAGAAGGGGCGTTTCTTGTGGTGTCCTGCGTGTCGTGAGGGGCGGGACGTGGAGAAGCGGACGAAGGTGTGCGCCTACCGAGAGTGTGGTCGGGAGTTTCTTGATGGGTCGGCGAAGTCGTCGATGAAGTTCTGCTGTGCCGAGCACCGTCGTCGAGAGAAGCTGTTTCGGACGGGCAAGGTCACAGACGTCTCGGCCTTCCGCAAGCCTGATCCCGTCCTCGGTTAGATTCCTGGCGGTCGATCGCTCGTTTCCGAGTAGAAAGAGGAGACGAGGTGTTTCATGGCTGCGAGTCTTCAGTACGACCCGGACTTCGACACGTTGACGTTGACCTTGGTGGTGTCCAAGAACACCCTCTGTTGGGAGGCGCCGAACGGCATCCTTTATCGTTATGACCCGGTGAAGCGGAAGCTCCTGGGTTTGACGATCATGGGGTTGAGTCATCGAAAGCAGAGGGAGCTTGGGGAGTTGTTGACGGTCGAGCCGGGTCCGGACTTCTGGCGTCGGATCGACGAGGCGGAAGGGAAATGGGATGGACAGGGATAAGCGAGCCGAGTGGTTCAAGCTGCTGAACAACCTGCTGGGGCCCGACCCCGAGGTAGACCGTAGAGCCGTCTACGATTTCCTGGTCGCCGAGAGCGAGAAGGCGGACGTGTGGAGACCGGCGGCGGCCCTTCTCCTCGGCTGCTACGAGGAGGACGTCACGCAGCAGCAGCGGCACACGATCAAGTCTGCCGTCTGGCTCAACCTCGTGGGGGATGACGGGGAGTTCCGGGAGGACGAGGGGATGGCTGGCGTCACGATCCGTTGGCTCCTTCAGATGATGAGGGGGACGAGGGCATGATGGACGAGACTGAGGTGGTGGTGTCGGAGAGGAGCCCGGGTCTCGACGGCCCGTTGCTGGTGTTGACGGACATCTTGCCGGTCGAGGATCATCGGCAGGGGTTCTTGCGTTCGGTGTTGGGGGAGGTGGTTCGCGATGGGGAGGGTTCGCAGGTTGCGACCATCGACACCACGGGCTTCCCGGCGTCGTGTGTGAACCTGGGTTGGTTGCAGGACAAGATCCGGGCGTATTGGGTGGAGAACGTTCCTTTCGAGGAGGGTCCTGAGCTTGATGCGTTCGTGTTGCGGTTGGAGGGGGAGGTTCGCCGGGTGGTCAGTCGGGTGAAGTGGATCAACTTCCAGGTCAAGGAAGGCTC